TTACAGGTCGCTGTTCGCGTCGTCCATCGCGGCGGTCAGCGCGTCAACCTTGTCCGCCTTCACGGGCGCGCCTAGCCTGGCCAGTTCGCGGCGGCACTGTTCGGCTTCGGCGGCCAGCTTGTCCGTCTCCCACGGATCAGTGCATACGGCCAATTTTTCTTTGGCTGCTTTCAGCCCGTCCGTCCACATCGCAATGTTTTCCGCTTTTCTTGCGGCATAGGCTTCGTCCTGGCGGTGTGCAAGTACCGCAATGATTTCAGGCTTGTTCGCCTTTAGAAACGCAAGATCGCTGGCGTTTTTCATGATAGACTTGTGCGGGCACAACATCGTTCGGTCGTTCGATACGCCGACCTGGTACTTTGTGATAATTTCGTTGATTGTCATGGTGTCTTCCTCCGGCGTTGGCCGCCACCCGTTATGTTGGCGGGGTTTCTTCCCCCGACCACATCTATATTATAGCACACATTGTGTGCTTTGTCAAGTGTTTTTGGGGAAAAATATTGCACAAAGATGTGGTTATGTTTTTGTGCAAGTCGACAAATAAAAAGGGCCCCAGGAGCATTTAGCCCCTGGGGTTCAAATCACAATAAAATTTTCATTTCGTCACCTCCTCCGCCTGGCCGCCGGGCCGTTCCCGCTTCACATATTCCGCGCAGGCGTTGCGTTTATCCTTGCAGATGTACCAGCGCCCCTTGTATCGCGGGCCGGAACAGCGCACGTAGCCGCATGGGTAGTATGCCGTTGAAAACCGGTCTTCCTTTTCCAGCAGAAACAAGGTCTTGGCGTGGATGCAAGTCTTGCAGTCGATCATTGTAAAATCCCCTTTCAAAATTTTAAAGGTCGAAGAAATGTCAGCCCTTCGCGGCCTGGGCGGCCTGTAGTTGGCGGACAATTTCATCAATGGGCAGCGCCTGTTGTTTCAGCTGTTCGGCTTCCTTTTTCGCGGCGTCACGGTCAGCCTTTGCCCTTTTGATGTCCGACAGGGCGGTGCCTAATTTCTTCTGCGTGGCTTCCAGTTCAGCCCGCAGGTCGTCCGCTTCGGCTTTCGCCGCCACCGCCGCCTCGCGGGCCGCGTCGGCGTCGTATTTGTCCCTGATCCACTTGATCAGCGCGCCGATCCCGAATTCCCCCACCCCGGGGGACATCAGCGTCGCCACGACCGCAGGGTCAATCGGGTTTCCCCGCGCCTGGAAATATACTGTGACAACCCCTGCGGCCAGCACCCACAGCGCGGCCAGAATCAGGAAGGCGTTTAAAAATCTGCAGGTGTTTCCCTGCTGTTTCACGCCTAAATCCCCCCTATCTTGCCCCCACAATCACATAGGCCACGAACGGTGCCGCAAAGATCGACAGCACCGTCTGGATCAGCGCGTCCCACCGCTGCCCCAGCTTCGACCGCAGGGCGTCCAGGGTCGAAGCGACGCCAGCAAGGCCGGCCTTCAGTTCGCCCATCTGTACAAACATGTGTTCCTGCGAAGCGTCTGTTTTTGCCTGCACGGCGATGGTTTCCGTTAATATTCGCATCACCTTTTCCATGCCCCCTTCAATGGATATCAGCCTGAATTCCGTCTTGTCTTCCATTTCGTTCACCTGCACTTTTCCGATATGTTCTATCACTGTCCATGTTCGGATGTCGCCGCCGCAAACACGTCTCGGGCGCGGCGCAGATCCCGCATGATGTTGCGTATGTCGTCTAAGTATTCTATGCGGTCGCCTACCCAGCCGCGCACATCATCCAGCGCAACACCAACGCAAGGCGCGTACCAGCACAGGGCGGTAATGATTTGCCTAAGTCTGTCCGCATGGTTCGGCTCGCGCGGTCCACTGTTTGATGTCACATAATCGTGCACCATGCACATTCTGGAAACGCAAAACTGTAGATATTCCTGCGTCGCGCCCAAATCCATGGCGTAGCTGGCAAACTGCATCATGACATCAATTATTTTATCTTTGTTTTCTCCGGGGCCATAGGACAGTGCCACGATACACCTACCATTTCTTCATCGGCGCCGCCCGCCACGCGCCCCTTATGCCAACCTGCGGCTTGCCTCCCAGGCCGGCCCGTAGGGCCGCCGCGTCATCCTTTAGCTGCCTTTCCTGACGGCCCCACTGGCGGGCGATTTTCGCCTGCTTTTCGGCTTCGACATCGTTCCCAGCCGCCATAGCCGCCTTGCACTTTGCGCGGGCCTCCCGGCTCCAGCGCGCGCAGTCGCTTGCGTTGGCGTCGTACTTTTGGGCCAGCTCCGCCCGCTCCCCGTCAGTCACCGGTACCACCACGCCTTCATACATTAGTCCTGCACTTTCTTCAAATATTCCGCTGCGGTTTTTGATTTAAAGTAGGAAGTAAGTGACGCCGCAAGTGCCGCAAGCGCTGCGAAGATCGCCGCGCCTCCGGCGGCCACGGCCAGGCCGATTAACAGGTCGTTCATCCATCTATCACCTTCCGCCGATAAAATACGCGACCGCCGCCGCAACCAAGGCCGCGACCACGACATCAACCAGTTTAAGCCACCGATCCCCAGGGCGCGCTTTCAGGCTATCAACGGCGTTTTCCAGCCTGCCGATTGCTACAAGAAGATGCTCTAGGGTCGTTTCAGTCCTAACTTGCGATGCGTTCAGGGTATTGAATTTTCCAAAAAGGGTTTCAATGTTCTCCTCGGCTTTCGATAGTCGCCTATCGTTATCGTCCATCGTTTTCACGCTTTCTCTAAAATTTCCACGGCCACAGCTGTGTCAATTTCTTTCAAGATCACGCACAGCACGCCGCCTTTTGTGATTGCCTTGCCGCTGTTCTTGGGGAAGTCGATCTGCCCCACGGTGTATACCGCGTTCCTGCGGCTCGTGGGGACATCGACGCTCAACGGGTTGTACTTCGCCGCCGTCGATGTGAAACGCACCTTGTCACCTTCGACAAAGGGGCAGCCCGGTATGGTGGTGTGCACGGATTGGGATGGCGGCACGGGCTTTTGGTCGCCCGGCCTGCTCTTGCTGATTTTCACGCGCTTGGCCAGGCAGACATAGCGGCCCAGGCCGATGCAGTCCATGACGACCGCGTATTTGCCGATGGCGCCCTCGTAGTTACCGATGGATTTTATTCGCGCGTACTGCGACGGGTACTGCTTGCGCTTGTAGCGCAGCAGCTCGGTGGTCGGAGCTTGGCCAAAGCAGCCATACCAGTACGGCATTCCGATGACTGTTTCGGCGATGGCGACGACCTCCTCATACGTGCGAATCACACCGTCTTGGAAGGACAGCCACCTATCGGGGATATAGGCCCAAGCCTTCCAGCCGCGCCCCTTCCAGGGGTATTTGCGCACGCAAGGCGGGGTGCTTTCATAGGCCATCCCGTTGTTCCCAAGCAGGCCGATGTGTCCATCCATGAACAGGGCGATGGGGCGGTCGTGCGGCCCCGGCTGCGGCATCTTGCTGAAGTCGGTGCTGGCCTTAAATTCTGTGCGGGCCATGTTTGCGGATATGTCCATGAATGTGTTGCCGCCGGGCTTGCCGTAATTGGTGTAGCCCCTTACGACATCAATCGCCATGATCATCATCTCCCTTCACGTCTCCCTTGGCGGCGCAGATCGCGCCATCACGGCGCCGCCGTCATCAACTGCGCCCACACTCGTCCACGCCAGGCCACCAGCCCAGGTTGCAGCGCGTCCTGTGCCTGCGTCAGCCAATACATGAAATCTTCTTCCGGATTCGCCGGAAGGGTATCCACAACGTTCCGGACCGGCGTGGGCGTCTCCGGCGTCTCCGCGGGGCTGATGAACCGCCAGCCGATGCCAGGTACATTCCCGTACCACCCGGCGGGCACGGGGTCCCCGCTTTCCGTCTCTAGGATTCCGTCGAACAGACCCTCCGGCATGGGGTCTTCTTCGCTCCAGCTCCGGATGACCTTATCCACCGTGAAGGTCGGGACGGTCTCCCACGGCACAGAAGCGAATTCAAGCGGGTCATAACTGACGATTTCATTCCACCCATCCGGGATTTCAACGCCGCCAGCCAAGGCAGACGCTTTTTCCTTGTCCCACGCATACATGTAGATATTATAGGTAGTAAGATTGATCACCTGCGCGTTGACCGGGCCGCCCCCGTCAGCCCACTGAATCTGTGCACTCCACGTGTCGCCGGTGCTGCTTTCTGTGGCGTTGATTAACGCCTGCACGAAGCCGGATTGCGTCGGCAGCGAGTAGTCCGGCGCAACGGGTGCCTCCGCCAGGCGCAGCGTGATCGGTTCCGGCAGCAGGCCCGTCTCCGGGTTGCTGTCGTACAGCGGCGGCTCGAAGGGCAGCGGGCCCCACTGGGCGCTACCGGGGGCTTCCGCGAAGGCAAAGGGGGTTGACGCTGACGGCAGGTCATCTGGGGTAGCGATGTGGGTGATTAGGTCGGCTTCCGACAGGTCAATCACCGCCTGTGCGATCGTGTTTGTGGCGCCTGTCAGGTCGTCAATATGCTTGTGGATCTCAATGATGTCTGGCCGCGCGGAAAGCTTTTCCATTGGTTTCACCTCGTTTTTTAGGATATCTGTGCCCAGCAGATCTCTCCGCTGAAGGCCTTAAACGCCCGTATGGTCAGGATTGTGTTCCCCGCCGAAAGCGCGCGCGTCACGTTTGCCAGTTGCACGGCCCCGGTTTGGTCGAACGTCGCCCCAACGTCAACCGGGCCGCTGACGCCGATATCCAGCGCCAGGCTAAATGTGCCGTCGCCGTTGTCCGCCCACGCGTCCGCTGCCGAAAACGCTGTCGCCCGCGGCGCGCCTTGAATGAACGCAGACATGTCCGTTCCGTCCCAGGTGTGGAAGACGCCGCCGCAGACGTAGAATTTATTCCCGCTGGGCGGCGCACCGTCAACCCAATAGTCCCCATCCCAAGTGTAGATCTGGTTCGTCGCGGTGTTGAAGTACCGGTTACCAACGTCCAATGCCGCCGGCTCCGTGTCCTGTATCGCGATCAGCGGTATGACTTCCTCGACGCCAGTGAAGTCGATCTGCCCCGGCGGCACCCTGCCGTCCGGACCGAGCGACGCCGCTCCGTTGGCGACGCCCACCGCCGCCGCATCCAGCTTTCCCGCGTCCAGTTTGCCTACGGCGCCGTGCGCCGCGAGCAGCGCATCTACGCTGTTGCCCGCAAGAATTGCTTTCAGCTCCGTCATGTTCAGAACGCCCATATTCATTCCCCCTTACAGATTATAATTTTTCCGGACATGCGTTCAAACGCGGTCACGGTTATGGTCCCGTCCAGCGCGATCACTTCAAAGATGTTCGCCGCCAAAAACGCGCCGTCCCCGTCCCGCAAAGCGTATTTCGCCGCCACATAAGGGGCCGCCCCCTTGCCGTGGGTCGAAGCCGATACGGAAAGGCGAAATTCGCCGCCGTCGTCCACCCACTCCTGCGCAGAGAAGACGTACGCGAACGGCTTGCTTTCGGCCGTTTTGCCGTCCACATAATACTTTGTCGCCGCGTCGTCATTCGCTGCCGGCGCGGCCGTCTTGATTGTACCGCCGCTTCCGCGGTACGCCAGCGTACCCGGCTCGGCAGCTGGTGCGATCGGCAACATATCCTGTATGCCGCCCGGCTTCGCCACATAGGCCTCGCACAGAATACCGGTGGCAGTCGCCTTATCAAGTTTTTTCTCCAGGCCATTCAGCAGTGCCGCGACCGTCGCGATCTCCTCCTTGCCGTAGGCAAGCCCGCCGCTCCCCGTTCTGCTCAGGGCGTCCAGAACGGTCTTGTTCGCGTGGGTATGTGTCTGATCGTACCCGGGCCATGCCCCTCCGTCCCATGTCGGAAAATCTCCGCTGACGCCGATCTTCTGCAGCGCCTTCAGCGGCAGCATCATCAGCCGCCTCACCGCGGGCTCCATCGCCACGAACTTCGCCTGTATAAAGCGCCAGATACTCTCCCGGCAGTTTTCCGGGGCCGCCTGGCCGCAGCCACAATCCGGGAAAATCACGCCCGCTCCCTGGGCCACAGGGCCCAGATTCACATCGTTGGTTGACACGGTCGCGCAGCCCGGGATGTTTCCGCCCAGCGCGACGGTCAGCCTAACCGCCCGCTCGCGCAGCACGCTGTCCGGGATGATCGCGATGCGATTCACGTCCACCGGGACTGGTTGCGAAAATATTTTGGCGCCAACGTGCGTAGTGGCGATAAAGGAAGCAAAAAGCGCTGCGCTTGCCCACACCTTATCGTCCGGCTGCATCTCAAACCGCACACGGAAACTCCCGGAGTTCCCCGTCTGCAGAGGGATCGCACCGCCCGGCGCGAGCTTCGCCTTTTTTCCTGTTACGATGACCCGCGTTTCGTTGTAGTCGTGCATATCGTTAGCCCCCATTCATCTAGATGGGCGGGTAGAACCCCGCGCTACCTGGTCTGTTGAGTATGCTGCTTATATTCGCAGCCAACCCAACACACATAAAATCCACATCCGCGTTTGATCCGGTTCCAAGCGTGTGGATTTCAATGCTGTTAGTTGCTTTATTCGATATTGTGGCGCTAAACCCCGTCACTTCATCGAACATTGATGCGTTGGCAAAATATGTGTTGTCCGCAAAAGGCACCGGGAGCGGTATGGTCGCTCTGGAGGCACTCCCGCCGCCAGCAAGAGACCCAATGCCGCTTATGCGCCCGAAGCATGTCATTAAATACCCTTGGATATAGCAGTAAACGTACCAAGGGAATGGTCCGAAGGTGTCTTGTATTTGACCGCTTGCGTAATATGCTTGCGTGTACGGGCTCCCCGTCCCGCCATTAGCTATGGGGATCACACCCGCAACGCCCAGCAACTGGGCGAGGTTCACTTGGTGCGGATTGTCTGTCCGGTTTATGTGGTTATTTAGTCCGCCTTGAACTTGTGTGACCTCTAGATTCGTCTGATTGACTCGCCCATTCACAGCGGAAATCTCCCCGTCTACCGCCGCGAATTTTTCCGCGTGGGCATCCGGGTCGGCGTCGTGCTTCGCGATGTCCTGCGCAAGCATGGACGGCGTCACATATGCTGGGTCTGTCCCGATGTTAACCACAACCTCCGCCGCGCGCGCAATTTCCAGGTGGAACTCCAACTCCAGCCGTGCGATCTCCGGGTGGTTGTATAAGTGCACCGTCTCGGCCAACTCCCCAGCGTTCACGTAGCACAGTGCTTTCGGCGTACCGCTGACCGGGTCCCGCGCTCGGATCGCCCGCTCCGCGTAGAGGAATGACGTTACGCCCGCGTCGTCAAACGCCTGGATCAGCTGGTCCTCCCGGATCCGTACGATAACGTGCCCGAATTCCTCACGCATGTCGTACACCGCATCCACCGGCACCGTCACGATCGGGTTCAGGCACTGCTCCGCTGCCTGCGGGTTTCCGCCACTCCACGGTTGATTGCCGATCTGTATATCGGTGATCTCGATCCGCTCTCCCGTCTGCGCCTGCCGCTCCAGCCAAAGGCCCCAATCAGTAAACTCCATTCGCGGAAATCCCATACTCAAACCTCCCTATGTTTCACCGTGATAATTTCGTGCCGGCGAACCACCGTTATAACACTAACATGCGCCATCGCTGCCGGCCGCGATATGTGGATGGTCTCTCGCCTACGCTGCACCGTTGCCACGCCGAAGTGCAGTTCCGTGTTGTCTTTCAGCAGGGCGATGATCCCGTCCAGTTTCTGCGAAAGCCTCTTGAAATAGTCCAAACACTCCAGGAACTCGATCAGCTGCGCGTAGGGCGGCGCGTGGTTGTCCACGATAACCCGGTAATGGTTCGGCTCCCCGCCGTATTTGAACCACTCCTCGATCCACCCAGTGCGCCCATCTAGTTCATCGAAAAAAATATCCGCGATGCGGTTCACCATGAATGTCGTGCCAGAGTAACTGTATGCCAGCCAGGCATTTACCAGCGCCTGCTGTTTCTGCTCCAAACCCCACGTGTCCCGGTAAAAGTACAGCAGGCTATCCAGCGCCAAAAAGTCCAGCAACTTTTCCGGCAGATCGTGTATGCGAGTCAGGCGCTGCGCCTGTTCCATTTTCTCCAGGCCGTGCGCCTTTTCCGCCGCGTGGACCATCGAGAACACCCACATCCACGGCTCCCGTGCCAGCACCTGTGGTGTCCCGTCAAGCATCGTCGATTCCGCGTAAAGATTTTGATCCATGGGTTGTTTCGCTCATTTCTATTGGCTGCAAACCAGCGTTTTTTACCCCCCGTGCACGCCCAAGAAATTGATCGCCGGCTCCCCCGCGAGTTTCGCCACGTGGTCCGTCGGGATCACCTGCGCCGCCGGGTTTGTGATCGGAACTGTGTGCGCCCCGGCGCGCATGACTAGGTGCCGTAGCAAGTCCGGGTTGATGCATGCCCCGATCTCCCGCTGCAACTCTATATACTCCTGCGCGGCGGCGCGCACGGCGTTGTCGATCTCCCCCTGCCGGTTCGCGTCCCGCTGGTGCACCGTGTACCCAAAATCTATGCTATACAGCGTGGGCGTCGGCGCCCGCACGGTCACTAGGTCTCCCATGGTGTGGATCGGGTCGCCCATCAGCTTTTCACGCACCCGCTCGATCAGCCCCGCGTCCGGGTCTCTCCCGTCCTCCATCAGGAACAGCACCAGCACTTCCCCCGCGGGCACGCCGGTAGGGTTCCCGTGATTGTCGTTTGGCCCCACGGCCCGCACAGTTCCAATATTGGACTGTGTGCTGCGCACGTGGTATTCGTAGGCCGGGCGCGCGCCCGTGGTGGTATAGCGCGTCCACTCGTGGATGTAATCGTCCTTCAGGCGCAGATCGCTCTGCGCGTCGTCCCCGCCTCCTGTTGGGCCGGTGTTCTCCACCGCGCGCACGAAGGCCGGCCGGTCGACAAATAGGTGCACGCCTCCCGCGGGGATCCCATTCGCCGCGGCGCCGATCCCGTCTGCCGTAAAAAATTCGCCCGCGATTTCCAGCGCTACTTTATCTCCGGGCTCTACGGGTCGCACAGCGGCAGCCTGCACATCAACGTACTCCGCCCCAGCGGGTATTTCTGCGTAAGCCATCGTATAAAAAACGATGTTGTCTTCCGTGCGCGCCCGCGTTTTAGGCTGGATTGGTATTGCTTTGGCTAGAACCGCCGAAGCGTAATAACGAAGCGTTGCCGTTGCAAACTTCCATCCCTGCCGAAACACCAGCTTGTTCGCCGCGAAAAGGTCCAGGTTGTCGCCGAAGGCGTATTTCAGCGTCTGCTGCTTGAAATCCCGGTCCCGCAGCGCATCCTGATGGTACAGCTCCGCAGTCAGCGCGCGTAGCATCAGCGTGTTCGGGTTTGCCCGCTGAAAATCCGTGCGCGGCAGGCCGAGCCCGGCCTCAAAAAAGTTCCAATCGCCCTTCAGCCGCTCAAATTTATCCTCCAGGCTTTCGTCAGCCAGGTTGATCCCCGGGATCCTGCCCAGAATCCCCAGCACATATTTTTCGGTCGCCGTCAAACCGCGATCACCACCTTCACGCCAAGAATTCCAGAAAGCGCCTCGCTTGTTTCCCCATAGCTGAAATTCACGCTTACTGGGCGGCACCGCTCGTCCGCAAGCCGCACCTGCTCCATCACGTCCAGCCGGATCAGCCTCTCCGCCTCATGCGGCGGCCTGTCTACCGCCTCCCACGCGATCCCGAGCTTCCGGTCAAGCGCTTGCTCCCCCTTGCGCGTAGCGAAAAGCATCGTCAGGTTCCGCAGAATATCCTCCGGTATCGTCGCGCCGCTCTCGGCGGTGATCTCTACATGCGGAATCCTAACCATGCTTTTTGCCCCCACCGCTCAAAAATATTGCTTCAGCTGCACGTCAACCTTCGCGGAAAAAATTTGCCCCTCACGCAAAATGGTCCCGTAGGCCTCGCTGACGGACGTCACGACGAAATACACGCCGAACAGCAGCGCGTAGCCCCCCAGCGCGAACACCCCTGCTTTTCTATCCAAAACATAGCCGTTGAGCAGGTCGATTTTTTCCCGGGCCGAAATCCCCGCGTCGCTGCGCAGCAGCAGGGAGAATGACAGCGGCGCCAGCGCGATCCCCGTGGGTTCCGCCCGCTCCAGGCCGCCGAGCGAGTCGTGTGCCGTCCATTTCGCCGTGACGGTCGCCTTGATATTCTCGGGAGAAAACAGCTTCACGAACGGCCCGGCCCGCTCCACGACGAACTGTAGGTCTCGGTATTCTCCAACCATGCGTTATACCCCCAGTGGAATTGGCGGCCCGGCCGGCGTCCCGGGCGCCGTGCAGTTGTGCGTGTGAAACGGCAGGGAAACCCCGTTGGCTGAAATATTCCCGGCAGTGATGGTCACCGTCCCGCTCGGCGCGCTGATCTGGATCGCCGTGTCCGGGGAGATGTTCACCGTCCCGCCCTTGATCTCCACCGACCCGCCGCCCTCGATGGTCAATGTGGCCCCGGCCTTGATCTTCGCCGTCGTATCGGCTTCAACCTCGATTTCCCGCGCTTTTCCCGAAAACTTCTCGTCCGCTTCCAGTTCAACGTTCTTCGCCTCGGCGCGCAAATCGTCGTCGTTGTGAAACAGGAATTTCCCGTCGTTTCCGCCCCCGTTTTCCGGGTCGGCGTACTGCACGTAGCACTTTTTCTGCGACCGCCCGAACCACCGGCGGAAAAGCCCCTGGCGGCCATCAAACTCCGGCTTGAATTTGTTGCTGGACTGCCGGGGTAAAATAATGCCGTGTTCCGGCGCGTCGTCATAGCACAGGACGGTTACCCAATCCTCCGCGTTCGGCGGATCGTAGCCCAGCGCCATCAAAAACGCGAAGTCCGCGCTGACCGCGCGGTTCGCCTGTTCCGTCGCGTCGTCCTCCGCGAACACCACCGCCGCCAGATATTTCTTATAATCCACGGAGGAAATCTGCCCTTTTCTGACCACTAAAACATCTCCTCCACCCGGCTGGCCGTCCCGCTCATCGCGGTTCCGGCGCTCTTGTTGATATTTACCGCGTCCACAAAGTATTTCCCGTCCAAATGCGGAGTTCCCGTCTCCACCATCTCAAAGCAAACCCCGTCCACGATCCGCGTGTCAAGCAGGGCCAGCGTCCAATTGATCGCTGTCGCCTTGTGGTTCTCCTTGTTGATCCTCCCCCGGCAAATCCGCTCCGCGTCGGCGCGGTCGTCGGCCTTCTGGTTCAGCGTGAGCATGCGGTCCCCGCCGCCCAGCTGGAAGTCGACGATCTCCTCCTCCATCGCGTTGCTGTGCACCAGGCGCACGCCCGTATAGGTGCCGCGCTGTATCTTCTGGAAGGACAGCGCCGCAAAATCGCTGCGGACAAACCGCGCCACGGGCGCCGCCTGCTTGCGTGTCTTCAGGTCGTATGCAACCAGCCGGTCGGCGTAGACCTTCATGCAGAACCCGTAGTCGTCGCACAGGGCTTTATAGAAAGCTGCGTCCGTGATATTTTTCTGTTCCTTCACTTTGATCTGGATATCGGGCCCGTCATAGAAGAATGTAAGCCCGCTGCGCGCGGCAATATCCCCGCCAATTTTTTTCTTGGAAACATTCTGCCAGATCTGCGTGCGTTTTGTCTCCACAAACGCCTTGCTCGCGGGCTGGCTCACGCCGTTTAGGCTCAGCACCGTCGGCAGCAGTGTTCCGCCCGGGGCGTCCAGTGTGAATTTCCCCAGATCCATCACGCCATTGTCATTCGGCTCCCGCCAGTCTGTCACGCGCAGCCGGGCCTCCACGGTGTCGTCCGCCCGCGGAAACCAGCCGTTCATCCACGCCCCGGGGTCATAGCACTCCGGCCTGTCGCCCCTGGCGCACAGCGCGATGGAGATGCTGTCGCTGGCCCCATCCGCGCGCCCGCTCCAAGAGAAACTCTCCAGGTGCTGCGCCACATTCCCGCTGATGTCCGAACCGTTATAGATGACCTCAAGCGCGCAGCGGCGCGTCGCGATGCTTTCCGGCATATCAGGCCCTCCACGGCGCCGCAGCGGCGGCGGCGGCCGGCATCGTTGGCGTGCGCAGCGTTTCCCCGCCTGAAAACGCGTATATGTCCAGCAGCTCCATGTTGTGCGACATCAAAAAATCCGCGCGCATTTCGCCGCCATATATCCGCAGGGCAATCTCGTCCCAGTGCTCGCCGCGGCGGGCCGTAGCCGTCTCCTCCATGCAACCACCCCGTTAAAAATCTGTCCGGAATTTTTCAAGCTTGTATTGGTCCATAAGCCCTCTGAATTCGTCGAAGCTCCATCGTGCGAAGTTTCTTGCCTCTCCCTCGCTTGCCTGCCCGCCCTGATAGATAAATTGGAACGTATGCCCGCCTTCGGCTCCGCCCGCGCGGCCGGCCGCCCGATTCACGGCGCTGCCCAGGGCCCAGTCCAGCCTGCTGGCCGGTATCTGATACTCCGGTTCTGTTTCGCTCATCCAGTGCGGCCGCAAAAAGGTCGGGCTGTCATAATAAGCCCCCTCCGCGTTTCCGAAATCGTAGTACGGAGTCCCATATGTATCGCCTGCGCCTGAAGACATCATTATCGCACCGAATTTCGTCAAGAGGCCCGCGCTTTTATCATTGCGCACCTGCTCTACATATTCCGCCTTGCCTTTATCTGCGCTAAAATTTGGCGTAAGCCACCCCGCGACATACCCTATGGGGTCATTCGCGAATTTGGCGATTTCGTCAATAAATTTTCCGGCTACACTGATCACAATCGGCAATAAATTTATAATCTGGTCCGCCAACCCGCCATCCTTGAACACCGCATCCGCGATCTCCGGGAACTTCTCGGCCACCCGCATCAGCCCTGCGTTCAATTCATCTCCGTGCTGGTCAATGAAGTCAGAGATGTACCCAAGAAACCCATCGCCAACCGTGATATAGAATTTGTCCAGTATATTTTCAATCTGCTGTTTGCGGGCGAAATACGTGTTAGAGAATACGTCAAACTCCCGCTGCATGCTTCCGGTTACATCTTCGCCCTGTGTGATTTTGATTGCTTCCAAAATTTTCGGCAAATTGTTGTATAGGATCGACATGTCCTGCGTCGGTTGCGCGCCGAAAAGTTTTCCCAAGACGGCCGGCGCCTTGTCGGCGTCCAGTTTTGAAATTCGCTCCAGAATATCCAAAAATGTGTTTAGGCCATCTTTCTGCATGCCCTTGGCGACGGTCGACTGTGAAAGTCCAATCGAAGCCAGTGCGTCCTGCCGCAGTTTTGAACCGGGCCCAGATGCGCCGGTCAGGGCCCTGAGTGTATTCGATATCGTCGTCCCGATCGGCTCCGCGCTTCCGGAAAACCCTCCGGCGCCCAAAACGGAGGAGATCGCCGCCACCTCGTCAAGCTTCAGCCCGCCGATTTTTGCCCAGCTTCCGCTTTCCGTCACGATTTTTGCCAGGTCCACCGCGTTGGAGTTTGTGAGGTTTCCCAACTCGTTGATCTGGTCCGCCAGGTGCATCTGCGCTTCGCGGTCCAGCCCAAGCTTCGATTGCCAGTCGCGGAAAATCGCGCTCATCGTGGCGTCGTCCGTGTCGAATGCGACGGACGCCATCCGGGTGTCCGTGGTGTATTGCAGCAGCGCTTTTCGGCGCTCGTCGTCCGTCAGGCCGCTCCCAATCCCGCCCATCGCGCCCTGCTCCATGATGGCCGCCAAATCCACAGCGGACGACATCCCGCGCTTGGTGGAGAGTTCCAGCAGGTCGGAGTGATACTGTGCGTACAGTGGCGTATAGCCGCCGTCGCCGTCCCGCAGGCCGTCCGTTACCTTGGCCACCTTCGCCATGGCGACCTCGTATTCCCCGGCCTTGTCGATTCCCTTCAGAATGGTGTCGTAGGTCTCCTCCAGGCCCCACTTGACGGCCTCAATCCCCTTCTGCGCCGCACCCATCGCCAGGCCGATCCCCAGGCTACCAAACGCAGCCCCGACGGAAACCGCCCCGCTCTCGATCGCGTTCATGCCGTTGGTTATGCTGCCCACAGAAAAATCGAAATCCTTGCCCATTTGCAGAAAACTTTTACTGAGCTTTACCCCGCCGATATCTATCTCATCAAAACTTTTCCGCAAACCGCCCAACATCTTCAGGAGTTCCGGCTTGACGTTTCCATCCACATCTAGAACAAGTTCATAGACTGTCTTTCGGTTCAGGCCCGCCAAGCCGGTCACTCCCCTCCGCTGTTTTTGATCTCGTCGCTGACGGCTTTCATGTCGTTCAGCAGTTCAAATAGTTCGCTCAGCGGCATCTCCATCAGTGACAGCGCGCTGCTGAACAAGTTCACGCTCACGCGGATACAGGTTCGCCGGAGGCTTCCGGCGAGCTCGCCGAGCCCGCCGCCCTCCTCTGCACGAAAAAAAGCATGCGCATCACCCAAAAGATTTTCCACGCCCTGTCCATACCGCCCGTCAACACTGCCTTCGGTTCTACGCCAGCCGTGTGCGCGTAGACCATCAGCGCATACTTGATATCACAATCCTTGGCTTCCTGTGCTGTCAGCATCGCCTGTGCGCGGCACAGCACCCGCGTGTTCAGTTTGTCGGCGTCCGGCGGGTTAATCTCCTCCTCGCCGTCCTCCGCGCCGAACAGCAGCTCCCGCTGGATGTACCCGTAGAGGTCCTGCGCGGTCGTGGCGGGCATCTCCTGCCACATCGCCTCCGCCTTCCCCGTGATGATGTTCATCAGTGAGCAGAAGAAGTTCATATCCTCCGTCAGGCTCACCCGGTTCGGCTCAAAGTTCAGCGCCTGCAGCTCCGCGCGGCAGAGATCGGCCCCGGTCAGCTCGCGTATTCGCCCCAGGTCGATCTCCGTGAATTCCTCCCCAGCGAATTGAAACGGCGCGGGCAGCTTATAGATGTACTTGTCGTCCATATTTCACCTCACAAAAATTCCCCTCCTTGGAGGGGTGCCCCAGGGCGGGGTGATTACCCGATCAGCGCTCGCGTAATGGCGTTGCGGTCAATCCCGTTTTCAATGAAGATGGCCCGGAACAGGTCCCAGTGCCACCACACAATCCCATCGCGCATGAATAGGAAGTTGTGCACGATCAGTTGGTTGGAGGCGTTGGAGAACCGGCCCTTCCCCATCGTGCCGAAGTTCTTTCCCTTCGGCATGCCGCCGATTTTCGCCATGACGCTGTGCTCCTGAATAAAGCCCGTGTTTTCGTCCCGCTCCACCTGGGAGCCGAAGATCAGCACGTGGCTGTTGATCGTCTCATTCATCATGGTGAAATAGCCCATGGTCAGCGTCGGGAAGGGGATGTCCATGTTCACCGTCTGCACCATGCCGGGGGCGGTGAATTCCGTCTGGCCCATCAGGCCTGCGTGGTTCGCTGTGTCGCCCATGTAGGTGAAGGTCGGCAGCGTGATCTCGCCGCCCGCTCCGATGTATTTCTGGAACCCCGTCTCGTCCACGCCGTAGAGGTTGTAATTCTTTATAACCCCCGGCTGCGGAATCAGCGCGCTCATGCCGCCACCTCCTTCAGTGCCTGTACAAGGATGTCATAGGCGAATTCGAATTCCACCATGATACTCTGCATTGGGATCCACGTGCTCCAGCGGTAGCTGAACACAGCCTCGCCGTTTAGGATCGTCGTGGCGTCGTTTAACTCCCCGTTGAAGAGCAGCTCGCCGCCTGGGCTGATCCCCCGGTTCACCTCGCCCAGAATTCGCTCGTTCTCCATCGCCAGGATTGTGCGGACCTTCACGCCGGAAAGCGGCATATCTAGGAACTGCCGGTATGTCAGCGTGAAGCTTCGCTGTTTCCACCGCACGAAGCGCACCAGGTTGTGCCACATATACTGCGGATCGGTCGTACTCTGCCCGCTGGCGCTGTAGTTGCCCCAAGCGACATACAGTCCCCGGTCAAAAATGCCCGTGGTGATCCCCTGCGGGTTCAGCTCGTTGGCCTCCTCGTCCGTCAGGTTGATCTCCGTGCCGTCCTCCAGGCAGAACCCGGAGACCCCCATATCCTTGTTGCTGGGGCTCTCGAAGGGGCTGCCGCTGCGGGCGTCCACCTCGTTCATCAGCGAAGAGAGCACACTGCTTCCCCAGAGGATGTAATCCCCGCTCCTGCAGCACGGCCAGAACGTCATGCTGCGGTGATCGTTCTGCGCGGCCTTATCCTTGGCGTCGAAGACCTCCTGCCAGCGGCGCGCGCCGGTTTCGCCGCTGTCGATGTCCGCCACGAAGGTGCAGTCCCACCGCCGGTTGAGCATGTCGCACATGCCGCCAAGCGCGGCGTACACTGCGGCGTACCGGCTCCAGCCCGGCGCGGCAAGAATCGACGGCGCGTGTTTCGTCACGGGCCACACGTCTTTTGCGCATTCAATACCGCTACGCTTCCCGTTCTCGTAGCCGCCGATAACGTCGCTAATCTGTACGCCGGCCGGGTTCACGCAGGTGTATTCCGCCGCAAGCGTCACCTCGGTCTCGCCCGGGTTCGCGGCGAAAATCGCCCCGCCCATCACGGGCGAAAATCCCAGCTGCCAGTTCTGCGTGCTCAGCGTGTAGTCCTCGCCCTCCGTCAGCGGCTGCCCGATCTTCTGGCCCAGCGTGTCGGTCAGGTAGAGCTTCACGCTGTCCGCCAGAACGCCGAAGCGCCCGAATTCCGTGCGTCGCGGATTCCCGAAGCGCTGCCGGGCCGTTGTCTCCTCCGTCACGTCCTCCGTGTGGGCTTCATTCTCCGCGTCCAGCACGTTGCAGAACGTGACCCCGCGGATTCCCTTGAGCACGAACATCGAGTATGCCGCGCCGCACAGCGTAAAGGTGAGAAAGTCGTCGGACCAGCCGAATTGCTCCTGGAATTCCTCCATGCCAAGGCAATAGACCACCCGGTTCGCCCCGGCCGGCCACACGGCGTTCGCCATAGGCGCCAGTCCAAAGTTAACCGTGTGCGCGCTCTCAGCAGTCAAAACTGCGTTGATCCGCGTGGGCATATACCGGCGGTCAATCCCGTGTCTGAATTCAGCCAACAATATCCCTCCCGTCAAAAATCAGATGTAGACGCTCTCCGGCGTCGCGTTTGGCAACTCAAAGACAAGTTTCATCGCGCAGCCGTAGTACGGCTCCATTGCCACCAGGTTTTCGTAGTATTTCTCCGTCTCGTCCGCCAGGCAAACGAAATGCGGCGCGAGCAGCGGGTCGCGCCGGAACCGTAGGTCCAGCATCTCGCACAGGTGCATCCCGGACATGTGCCCGCAGACGCGCGTCACCTCGCGGCTACCTGGGTCCACCTCGTCGCAGGTCATAAAGACGATAAACACCTCCGCCACCCTGCGCACGTCCGGCTGGTCGTCGTAGCGCCGCGTCCGCGTCGTCTGGCTGGAGATGAACACGTTCATGAACGGCGCCAGCCTCACCGAGCCGTCCGCGTCCTCGATGTAGTCCTTCTCCCAGGGGCGCTGCGAGAATGCCTTCAGCCGCGCAGACTGGCCATCCGCGTCCGTCAGCAGTACGGGCAGGCGGTTTTGCTCGGATATGGGCTCGCTTTCGTCGTAGTCCACGCCGAAGAGCCGCTTTGAATCCTCGATCAGCAACTCCTGCAAAACGGTTTCTGTCATGAAATCACCTCCGCGCCCGGCGTGTTTGCCAGCTTTCGAACCAGATAGTGCCGGATTTCGTCGTCAAATGCCTCCAGCATAAAACCGATGATGTTCTCCGAATCCTCCTGGCCAATCCAGAAGTTTTTGACTGTCCCGCGCTTCTTGTGCCCACTTGTCTCTATCAGTTGCGAGGCGAACATGTGTGGGTAACTCGGCGCGAGCAGCTGCTCGATTTTCGTGGTGTCCCAGCCTTTTTTCGCCCGCGCCGTGCCGGCCGCGTTCCTGTATTTTTCGCTTGCGGGCTTGTCCCTGTCGTCGCCCTTGCTCACGCGCTGCATCAGCGCCTTATGTCTCCCCTTGTTGAGCGTTGCGTAAAACGCGGGCGGGATATTCCCTTTTCCGGGCAGGCCCTTCAGTCCGCTCTCCGCCAGGTTCTGCGCGGAGACCGCCGGGCTCCCGGCCCATGTGTGCGGGCCGCTCCCCTTGTCGTAGTTCGCCTCCGTGAGCGCCCGCAGCCCACCAGTCACAAGAAAATGTCCCCCCTCCAGGCCGCCGCTGTTCCCGCGGTAAAACATCACGCTGCGGTACGGGACACCCTCTCTGTCGTGGTACGTAGCGCGTACCCGGTCAACCCATTCATGCCGTGTCGCCGTCAGTGCCTTGCTGATCGCCTGATTGTAGACCTTCCCAATCTCCTCTTTGTTCAACAGGCCGTTGAAAAGGCGGTCCACCTGTTCGCGCAGCTTCTTTTCGTCAATCCCGACGCTGAGGTTCGGTGTGTCGCTCACACCCGTACCTCCTCGCACGTGAGCGCCAGCACGCCCGCGTCCTCGCTCAGGGCCTCCACCTTCATGCGCCGCTTATCCAGCAGTATCGTCCTGCCGATCGCCGGTCGCGGGCCGTAGTCGCTCAGGCGCACGTAGATTACCGTGCGTACCGTGGAGAGCACGCCCATACTGCGCGACGCGTCAAGCGGGGTTCGCCCGATGGTGCGCCCGCCCATGCTCGTCGCCGCGAAGGGCGCCGCGCCGCTGTCGTCGATCACGCAGACCATGCGCCTCCCGTCAATGTCGTGCCACTCCCCGAAATCATCCAAATTGAAAAAGACGTCACACCCGGCAACGTCTTTCTCAATCATCTCGTGCAGATTCGGGTTCGTTGGCCCGCTCATGCGCCTTTTTCCTCCGCGTCCACCGAGGCCTTCAGTTTCAAAACGTCCCCCTGGACGTCCTCCACATTGATGCCGTGCGCCTCCGCGCGCGCCATCAGCCGGGTGTGTTCCGCCGCGATCATCTCCACATACTGCGGCACGGTCGTGCGCGCGGTGTAGGCGATCCCCAGTTCCTTCGCCAGCGCGATGAGCTTGTCCTTGCCCAGCCCGCTCAGGTCGAGCGAGCTCTCCGCCTGCGGCGTTTCCTCCGCAGCGGGCTCCTCATTTTCGGGCAAATCGTCGGAAGGAACTGCGGGCGGCGCATCCACGGCGACTGCGGTGACTGCGGTGACTGCGGTCCAATCGCCGCGTCGCAGAAACTCCGCGACACCTCGATTCACCAGGTTGAACTCAATGTTCTGATCCAGCCAGTCGATCACCGCGCCGGCCGCGAAAAGCTCCGCCGCGCCGTTCGGCCTACGGATATTGACCTTCCCCTTCGTGATTTTAATCGCCATTCGTTTCTCCCCTCTACACCGCCGGCATCAGCTGTGCGGCGATAAAGCAGTTTTTGTTGCGCGGGATCAGCAGCGGGCGGCTCTCCACGATCAGGCTGCGCACCTTTTTGTTGTTCGCTATCTCGATGCGCGGGATGAACGCGCCGGCGTGCGTGTCCGCACCGCCGTTCTCGTTGAAGGTCGTCGTTGCGCCGTGCAGCCTGCGGCCGGCGCGCGGGGCGGTCATCACGGCCATCCCTTTGGGGATATACGGCTTCGTCACGCCGTCCAGGTCGCGGTACGTCGCCGTGTAGGTGTAGATGTCGATCTGCGCTGCGATGGTCTTCACGGTCGCTACGTAGCCCACGCCGGGCACGCTGCGCGCGTGCGGGTTCACGGCGACGACATCCTCGAAGCGGCGGTTATCAGCGAACTTCATGGCCAGCTTATCGCGGATGAATTGGTTGCCCACCTCCGGTGAACATACAAGGTCCACCGCGGACAGCCCCTGCGAGGTGAGCATGAATGCCATGTTGTAGAGGTCCTCGATCTTGTCCACCGCTGGGTCCGTCCAGTCGCCCAGCGCGTTGGTGTAGACGGCCTCGTTCACGCCGTCGTAGAAAAACAGGTCGTAGTCGTCGCCCGCCTGCTTGTCGTCCGCGATATGCCGCATCGTCAGGCCGTTCTCAAACATCACCTGCGCGGCCATCCACTCCATGCGCCGCAGGACCATGGAGCGCAGCTGGTCCATGTCCTCGCCGAGGATCGTCTGCGCCCGCTGCGACTGCGTTTTGCTTCCCATGAATGGGATTTCGCGGTGGCCGATCCTCTGCAGGTCGTCGGTGGTCAGCGGCGCGGAGGGAGCGATGTTCGCCGGCCGCAGGCTCTCCGTGCGGTATCCGTCACGCAGGATAGGGACGTCCCCCTTGCGCGGCGCGACAAACGGGGCGATGTCCTGGTTGCCCTCGCGATAGTTTGCCAGCACGGTTTCCGTCTCGAATACGTCCCGCTCCCGGAACGGGAAATACCTGTCCAGCAGGAAGGTGCCCATCGGCAGCATGTGCTCTAAAAAGAGCAGCATCGTTCTCGCCTGATAAATATCCATTTGTATCTCCCTTCTAATTCGCCGGGCAGGCGTCCGAGAGCAGAATCCCCGCGACCCGCAGGGCCTCCCTGTCCACCTCCGTGATCTCGTAGCCCTCCGCAACGGCAAGTTCCTGCGTGATGAAGTGTCCGGTGACCCATACGATCCCGTGCACGCCGTCCGGGGCCTCGAGCCCTCCATCGCCGTCGTCTATCATCTCTCCCGTGTCTGTCGCATCGCAAAGCACGGCGTTTGCCGGCCCGGCGCCGCTGCCCATCAGCATGTAGGTGTCGCCCGTCTCGCGCGATAGCAGCGCAAATTGCGGCAGGACGCCCTGGCCGCCCGCGAGAGTCTTCGACTGCGCGTGCGCCCGCGGGTCCACCCCGGCAAACCCAGTTTTCGGCTGCGCGACGCCGATGTTTTCCCTCATGTACATTTGGTAGCCCTCCCGTTCTCCTTATTGAATGCCATGGCCGCCTTTTCGATGTCCGCGATGTCCTGCGCGGACAATTCCTCTGCGCCGCCCGGAGTGCCCGGCACATCCCCGTGGTTCCCGGCCGCCTTTACCTTGGCCGCGGCCTCCCCGGCCTTTTCCATGGCCTCCAAAGCCGCCTTGCCGTCGTCCTTCATCGCCTCCAGCACCCGCACGGCGAAGGTCGCCTTGTCGCAGGCGGTTTCGCCGAACATCGCCTCCTCCGCCATCTCCGGCTCCGCCTTCGAGGCGAGGGACTGAATACCCTTCAGCCGCGCCCGCTCCTCCGTCACGGCGGCCGCCGCCGCCGCGTCGCCCGCGGCTTTTTCGATGGCCGTCACAACCTCCGGGTATTTCTCCCGGATTTCCTGCTCCGTCAAATTCGTCTCCTCCATTTCGTCTATTTCTTCGCCGCCCGGCGATTTTGATTTCGTCACGCCCGCCGCCGGCTGCGCGGGCACCATCACAAAGGAAAACTCGTAGGCGTCAGACGGGTCGCTCAGGATCCGGTAGCACAGCTTCCCATCGTACTCCTTGCCGCGCATGTGGGTGCAACCTCCGTCAACGCTCGGCGGTTTCCCGCAGATAGAGCACGTCACGCCGCGCACCGCGCAGGAGACGCTTACTTCTTTGCGGATACCCGCGTCGATGGCGTTGATTAGCTTTTCGTTTTCCTTGCCTCTCAGCAGGTAAGCCTTAGCCTGTAGGCGTACATACGGCTCGCCAACGGAGTTTTGCTTCACATCGTGGGCCTGCGCAGCCGCATCATAAATCCGCATCACCTGCTCATGCGCGTTCCCGCTGTGGTTGTACCCGCCAGATTTCCCGGCGAACAGTTCCGCCAGCTTTTTCAACGCCTCCGGCACAAATTGCTCGCAATCCCTGTCGATTTCGTTGTCGCACAAAACAACGGAGAAGGTATAAACCTCCTCCGCCGCCAATTCCCGCCGCGTAAACTTGTTGATTTCCGCAAGCTCCTCCGCCGTGGGCACGCCCGTCCCCGGCGAAATATTCGCGGCCTTTTTGATGTCAACCGGCATCGCCGTCACCTCCCAGCATCTTTTTGATCCACTCCTCTTCCCGCGCCAGCTGCGCCAGGTTGTCGTTAAAGTCCCCGTTTCCCAGCGCGGCGGTCGCGTTTTCGCGGGTCGTCAGCTTGCTCTCCAGTTGCATGTTGATTGCCTGTATTTCCTTCACCGGGTCCACGTTCCCCATGGCGGGCCCCACCCATTCGCTGTAGGTGTACGCCCGGCGGATCAGCGGGTCCCGGAAGAACCCTGGCGCGCGCAGCCTGCCCAACGCCACTGCCTCCGCGATGAACCGCTCCCAGATCGGCCGGGTCCAGCGGGAGGCCCAGGCGTCTCGCAGGATCTTTACCACTTTGGAAAACTCCAGCATCTCCCCGCGGCTGGCGCTGTAGCTGTTTGTCAGGCTTTTCAGCAGAATTCCCGCCGGAACCCCGCGCGAGGCCCCCACAAGCTCGGCGACCGCCCGCACGAAGTCCCGGAACGGCTGCGCCGGGTGTGACGCCGCCGGGAATTTCACGTCGTTTCCCGGGACACCGTAGAGCATCACGCCGTCCCCCATGTGCTGCTCCCACGGCTCCCTTGCCGGAACAGGCCCGGTGTCGTTCATAGGCCCCGTGCCGTTCAGCGGGTTCCCCAGCGCGTCCTGGTTGTTCTGCGTCACAAACGCCGCGATGTCCGCCTGAATCAGCGCGGCCTTCAGCTCCGCCTCCGTGTAGCGGCGCAGTTGCAGCAGCACCTCGATCACCGGCGCGAGCATGGAGACTCCCCTGTGCTGGTCCGGCCGGTCCGGCATCAGCATATGGATCACGTTGCGGTAGCCCTCCGCCTCCGCCTCCACCCGCTCGAATTTCGTCTTTTCGTCAAGCTGGAGCGAAAACTCGTCCGGGTAGTCGTCCCGGAAGTGGTACGCCGCGATGCGCCCACCGCCGTCCACCTCCACGCCGTCGTAGCACATATTTCCGTTTTTGAGTTTTCCGTCCGCGCGGCCCGGCGCGAAATATCGCCCATCCATCTCCGGCGGCGTCGCCGCGCGGTCCGCCTCCACCGTCTGCACCCGCAGGCCATAGGGCCGCATGCGCGAGGTCTCCCCGACCTTCAATAGCCCGAACACGTCCCCGCTCGTGCAGAAGGACTTGAACGCGATCCCCTGCTGGGCAAAAAAATCATCCCGCCCCAGCGCGTCGCAGCCAAAGGGATCCTGCGCCCAAAGCCAGAACTCCCGCTCTGCCCGCGTCTGCCATTCCTTTGCGGCCTCGCGGCTGATCCCCAGCGCCTCGAAGTCAATCCGGCTGTTCGGAATCAATCCGCTCCCAACAACGTTCGTCGTGATGGTCTCGATCAGCGCCGTTGCCAGCGGCGCGGAAATAAATAACGCCCGCGAGCGCGAGCGTATCAGCGGGTTGTATTCATTCAGGTCCGCGTTGGCTGAACCGCTGGCCGGCGTAAATTGCTGCAGGGAGCGTTTCCCCGTCCCGCCTCCGACCTCTCCATATCCTCCCAGTCCATTCCCTCCTCACCAATCTCTCGGGACGACCGCTACGGCTACCATGCCGCTCCCGCGCTCCTCCACGGCGATTTCGTCCTGCAAATCCTTGATCAGTTTGCGCAGTTGCTCCAGTTGCACCTCGTTGCGCCGCGCGTTCCGCGATCCGACGCTGTATTGTACAACATCGTCGCTCATCAGAATGCGCCGCAGCTTCGCCCGCGCCAGCCACAGGTCCTCCCGCAGCTCCTCCAGGCGGCTTTTCGGCCGCTCTGGCGGCGGTCGGCCGCAGGGGCGGCGTCCGCTGTTCACCAATCGTTGTACCCCCTTTGGGAAAAAAAGTCTGGCGAAACGCTTTCCCGCGGCACGCCGACATTCCACTTCTGCATTTCCTGTTTCGCCTGCTCTGGCGCCGCGCGCCCCGTTCTCTGTTCCCGCAGCGCATTTTCAATTGCCTGCATGTCAAACCGGCTGAGCTTGTAGGCCGCCAACGCGTAGTTTCGGCAGTCCAGCGGCTCATTGCGCTCATGCCCCTCAATTTTCACCCAGCGCCCACGCAGTCCCGCGCCCGTATGTGCCTGCTCAAATTTCTCTGAGAGCAGCCCAGAAAAATAATGGTGGTCATAGCCGGCGCTCTCCTCAAGCGGGAAGTGGCAGTATTTCGCGCCCGGCGTCTTCACCGACAGGTTGTACATGATGACGGCCTTCCCTTCGTCCACGCCTATGGCATAAAAAGGGATATTTATTGTCGCCCCGTCGATGCTCACGGCCTTCTTTGCCCTATGCGCCGGTGGCAAAAAGTCCTTTCCGGGCCCATGGTCTCCCTTGATGGCGGCGATCCCGCGGAGCCGCCGGTCATAGACCCCTCGGTAGACATCCCGCGTCATATAGCCACTGTCGATGCACGTGGCCGCGATCTTTAGCGCCTTTCCGTCCGCAAAATAAAAATTGCGTGCGAGGAGCTCGTCGATCATCTCCCACGCCTTATTCTCGGAGACATTGTACGGTATCACACCGTATTTTATCCCCCAGCATTCGTCCCATTTCCCCCAGCCTACCACTTCATATTCCAGCCGGTCGCCATGGCAGTCCACGCCGCAGGTCAGCGCCAACACGCCGGCCGGGAGCTCCACCGGACTTTCGTCCGCGCGCTTTCCGTAGTCCTCCCGCCGGGAGATCAGCGCCTCCTCGCTCTGCGTCTCGCCCCGCTGCTCCCACAGTTTGCCTAGCAGCGTATTGCATACCGTCTGAAGCGCCGCCGGGTTCCCCTGCGCCTGGAACCACTCTGTCATGATGTCGTCCCAGCGCACCCACGGGGAGGCGAAGGCGTTCAGCCAAAACGAGCGCACGCCGCTCTCCAGCGCGCCGGGATTGTTTGCCTCCCACTGGCACGGCTGGCGGCGCATCTCCTCCTCCGTGAAGGTAAATCCGCAGTCCGGGCAGCGCCAAACCACATTCTCAACCCTCCACTTCACCGCGTCGCCAAATTCTTCCTTGATCGGCTTGCACTCTATCCCCTCGAAAACAATTTCGTGATATTCCTCGCAGTTAGGGCACCGCGTCTTCCAGCGCTCCATTGTCCCCAGGTTATATTCCCGCTCGATAGCGCTGTGCCCCTTCACCGTCGGCGTGGAGCTAATAAACGCTTTTGCCCCGTACTCCAGGTAGGTTGTCAGTCTTCGCTCGCACAACTTTATCGCGTCGCCTTCGCCGCCAAACCCGTCCTTCGAGCCGCCGACATTTTCGCTGAAGCGGTCGATGTCGTCCCCGAAGAAATACTTGATCGGCTTGCCGGCCAGGGCATTCGGCACGTTTGTCCCGACAAATTTGACATAGCCACCGGGGTACATCTTAACCTGCAGGGTGTTGCTGCTGTCGCGGCTCTTCGCGATCCGTATCCGCTTGCGCAGGCGCGGGCAATCCCGCGCCATTGGGTCAAAGCGTGTGCGCGAGAATTCTATCGCGTCCTTTTCGCTCGGCAGCCCGTATAGCATCGGCCCGGGCGCGGTATCGATCGCCCAGGCCATGAGGTTTGTCTGCAGGGTCGTCTTTCCAACCTGCGCCCCCGCCCCCAGCGCGATTTTCCATATCTTCGGGTCCGCGTAGGCCCGCATGATTTCCGCCATGTAGGGCGTGCGCTCAATGCGGAACTTTCCTTTCTCCGCCGTGTCCTCGCCGGAGAGCCAGCGGTAGCGCCGCGCCCAGCCAAGCGGGTCAATCCGCTCCGGCGGTGCGATCTGCGCAACAATGGGCCGCAAAAACCGGTCTAAATGCTGGGCGTCGTCCTGCTCATAAAAAAATCAGTCTTCTCCATTCTCGGCCTCCATGATTTTTGTCGCCTCTATACGCAGGCGCTCCCGCTCCGCGTCCCTGAAGTGGCGTCGGCTGTATTGAAACCGCGAAAGTTCCTCCAGAATCGCGTCAGATTCGCGCCGCGCGACCTCCTCCAGCTCCACCTGGCTCCCCGCGGCGTATCCGTCCTTCGCGATGCGCACCGGCAGCGTCAGGATCAGTTCCCGCGCGGCGTATACAAATTCAAGAAAAAACGCCTCAATATCCTCCGCCCGGTGGATCGTCCCGCCGAGGGCCTCCGTGCGCACCCGCTCCTGTTCCGCCTTGAATTCCTTCAGGTCCGCCTCGGCGACAGCCTTGCGCTTGTTCGCGTCCTCCGTGCTCTCATCTTTCGGCTTGCGCGCCTGCAAAAGTTTTTTCTGGTAGGCTATGATCTGCGCCGCGGCATCATACGGTTGGAATACATACCCCTTTCCCCGCTCCCGCATCCCGGACGGCTCCAGCACATCATCATCAACCAGTTGCTGGATTCGCTCCGGACTATACCCCCACCATGCCGCAATTTCCTGCGTCGTCATGCGCTCAGGGAATTGTCCGCGCATATCGTCCAAGCTTCCCATAAAAAACCTCAAACAATACGAAAGGCGCCTGTTGGCGCAGGCGCCCTCCGTATGAAAAAACCCTCGCATCCTGGTGATGAAATCAAACCGCTCCGGCCTCCCGGCCAATTCCACGCTACAAGTATATCACACCTCAAGGTGGGACGGGGTGGGGATTTGCTTTTGTAGGATAAAAATTTCAGGATCGCCCAGGGCAAGCAGCGCTTCAAAGTGCACGTCATGGCTCACATGCTTTTCGTCCGCGTAGTGAAGTCTTTTCGCAATGGCACTCCAGTCGCTCCCGCACATATACCGGTACCGCAGCAGCGTGCGCAGCCTTGGCTCTTCCACCCTGTCGATCGCCGCAGAGATCCGCTCATACGCGGCCATCAGTTTAGATGCTTCATCCCGGAGTTTCTCCTCGATCTCGTTCAAGCGCTGCACGCTGTCGCACGGCCGATCTCCCGGCCTCCCTCCGGTGCCGCCGTTCGCCATTGAGAGCGCGCTGCGCAAGCTGCACGCCATTTCCATGTGCGCAAAGATGGCGTCGTCCAGCCCCTCCACTTCGCGGCGGTAGTCCAGATAGCGCGAGGCCCACGCTTCCGCCCGCGCAATCTGTAACTTTTCTTCTACAGAATAATTCTTTCGATTGGCCATTGACTTTTCGCGCCTCCTGTGATATAATAATTACAGAAAGCGTAATGTTGCAGGGCATGCGCTGGGCGTCGCTGGCAGGCGGCGTCTTTTTCATTCACTTTTGAATATTTCTTGTTTTATCGCGTCAAAATCAAGCGTAATATCAAACCGTGTGCTCAGCATTGTAAAGGTCGGTATTATGTTGACGATCCCCTTTTTGCGATCAGCCCGCTCCAAGCGGATGCGCTTAGGAACAAAAGCGGAAACAGGAATCCCTATCTCCTGCGCGACAGCGTCTTTATTCGCGTTAATATACTCCTCAACCCTTTCGAGAAAGTCTCGTCATTTATTTTCTTATATGCGTCCCGAAACGCTTCCGTTAAAGTGTCGAGCGCCTCTTTCGGTAATTCAGCCACGCACGCTCCTCCTAGTCCATACTTCTTTTGCAATTCTTTTTCGGTTTTTCTTGCGTACCCGCTCCGTGCGCCCGTATATGGCCAGGTGCGCCACGCGTCGACTGGAGCCAAGCGTCACAAAGAGTCGTTGCGACTGCCGCTTTGCCTGTGGAAGCACTCCTCTCCGGATAGCCTCTCCCCTTTCGATAACTTCTACCTCGCAGGAAAGTTTCAAGCTGCATCTAAAGGCGATTTCCGGCGCGATTTGCGGCATGGTGGTCTGCTTCCATGTCGCGCATGTGTGTTCGACGGTCGCAGTCTGAAAGTCTTGCGTGGGCCCAACTTCTTTTCCGTCAACATAAATCCTGAAATCCCTGGCGCCAATGCACATATTGGGATGCACGCCCACTCACTCCTTTCCTCGCACGAAACCATACAACGCCATCGCCGCGGTCAGCAGCATTCTACAGTCCCAACCGTCAGCGCGCACTATCCACTCCTCCGGATTCACCTCCGCCAAGCGCTCATTTAGCATGCGCGCGACCTCTTGATACAGGGCGAACGCTATAAATATGTTCCACCGCCGACGGGGCCTTTGCGTTATTCCAATAGCCACCCGGCAGATAGCCTTGATTTCATCCATCATGCCCAAACACCTCCTCTTTGAGCACCTCCAACCCGTACACCCAGCACAGCGGGTTTGCTTCGTAGCCGTATAGTTCCAAACGTTTCTTTGGTCGCACTGCATCCCACAACCGCGCCCATTCGCCTAGAAGGTATCCACAGTTGTCAGCCCCTTTGAAACCACAACTGTCAGGCGCGCACGGCATCTTGCGTACGCCAGCCGTGCATAAAGTTCCCTCCGCTATAATTTCTTCTGGTGTCAAGAATTGCGGGCGCTGTGACTTCACCTGAGAGACCCGCATGAAGATTCTGGTTGCCGCTTTTGGCATATGAATTGAAGGCCTCCACCCAAGGTGCGGGATTTCATCATCATCTGTCCAAAATAGCCGCGCCCCGCACGTCATGTCTGCAAATTGCACGCTGGCGGACCATCTGCCATCTATGTGATCGAAATCAATAAAGCGGTGGCGTTCCCACACGTAGATGATGTCGCCAACGTGATGCCTTGCGACGCTAACGCACGGGAACTCCCGTCCGCATTTTTCGCACTCCTGCTCAAAGGGAAATCTATTGCTCCAGCAAGGTGCATCCCGATCCTCCGGGCAACGCATCGCCCTCATCGTCCTATTCTTACGCTCTTCAAGCAGAGCCTCCACCATAGGGACGCTAAAAATCATATTGCCAACACATGCGTCAAGTAGTTGTTTTCGTGTCATTGTAGTCCACCTCCACCACTCTCAAATAGTCGCACGGCCCTCTTTTCGTGTCCTCCACCGGGATCATCTCCGCCAGCGGTATCGCCCCGTAGCCCTTTTTCCCCCTGTGCGCCTGCCAGGCATCCCAGCGCCCCACCACTGTGCGCCCCGGGACGACAAACCGCCTGCGCAGCGGCGTGATTTGGCACAGAATGAAGGTAATCTCCCCGAAGGCCAGCGCGCCGCGCATATAGTCCACCTGGTGCTCCTCTATGTTCCCCAGGGGCAGGCCTCGCTCGTTTGCGGTTTCCTTGCAGTCAAAGCTCACGGCCCGCCCGCCCATGAGGGTACCCTTGAAGTCTAGCTCGCTTTTCTTTGCCGGATGTGCCCCGACGATTTTCCCGCCCGCTCCGCGCTCTGGCACCCAGTTCACGTGCACGCGTCGGATGTCCGCTATGCCGCGGGGGCGGTAGTATATATCGTTCTGGAATTCCACCAAGGCTTCCAGCCAGCCGCCCTTGTTGGCCATCTGGCGGTTAGTCATTTTCACCCTCCCACGGCGCGCCCATTTCCCGCCTGTCCTCTTCGCAGTCCCCGCAGTCCCATTCTTGGCAGAACACACAAAGCGCGTCTTTTGCGCCAAGCTCATCCGCTGCGGCTTCCAGCAGTGATTCCATGAAGCCTCTGTCAGGCGTAATGCCCAGCATTTCCAGTAGCCGGATCACGATATACTCCGGGTTGGCGTAATACCCGCAAAGCTGCGCCTCGCCGCACTGATCTGTGTTTTCGTCCACCGGACATAAGGTGACGCAACCGCCTGCGGAGTCGCGCTCCCAGCCGCCCTCTTTGATGGTTTCTTCTGTGCCGTCCGCATTGGTGCGGGTCAGTGAACAGCGGAACACGCCGCGCTCCACGAAGATGCTGGTATAGGGTGGGTTATACTCGTTATTCATGCTCCGCCTCCGCCCTCCAGTGGCCCGGCTCAATTTCGCACATCACATTGCGCCGGGCGTTCCACGCTTCAATAGCCCTGCGCTTTATTGGCGATCCGCACTTAGTGCTGCAGGCCTTGCATCCACAGTAGTGCAGAAATCCGTGCTCGGTCCATTTGCGTGGGAGTTTACCGCACTTCGGGCAACGGCGCAGCCGAATTCTTTTCATAACGTCTATTCCCCTCTGTATTTTCATTCGTATTTAATTGCGGCCCCACAACCAGGGCATATGCATGGCAGGTCATTTGAGCCTTGGGGTCCGAGTATCCTGTTGCACTTTTTGCAAAAGTAGGTTCCCGGGATTGTATGCGCAGAGTATACCATTTTGTTCTTGTGATCTTTCATGCCGCACTATCCTCCTTTATTAAATCGAACAGCGTGGGCGCCGTCACCTCATCTTCCGCCTGCCTGCAATAAATTACGCCGTCCCGGTAGTAGTCGCCGTTGAGTTCCACTCCCAGGCCCCGCCTGTCCATCTTGATGGCCATGTAGGGTACAGACATAATGCCGCCGAAGGGGTCCAGCACCAGGTCGCCCTTGTTTGTGTAGCGGTTGATCAGCCGCTCGATGATATCCAGTTGCAGTGGGCAGATATGCTTTTCACGCTTGCTCTGCTGCTGATCGGCGTTGAGAGTGCGCATGCGCAGCACGTCATCCCACACATCAGGGTTCCAACTGGACGGCGGTATGCCGAAGAATGTTTTGGGCAGCTTGTCGTCCATCGCCTCCATGAGAGCCACGTGGCTCTGGAAGTCGTATACATAGCCTCTGCAAAATTCAGCGAACCGCTTTTGCAGGATGTGCATGGGCAGGCGGTTGACTTCCTCCGGGGTGAACATGCGGTTCCCATCGCTGCGCCACATGCCGTGCGCGTCCAGCTGCCAGCGGGCCAGGGAGTATTCATCGGCGGTTTTTGTCACGGGGTCATCGGCATAGGCCGTGCTGGTATCGCTGGGGAGCTTGCGGAACAGCAGGATGTATTCCGGGCACCCCACACCCATCTTCGTGCCGTCCTTCCGCATTTCCGTGTAGCCCAGCCGGTAGGTCTGGTTATTCTCGCGCACAACGTCCGTCACGACGGTGATCATGCCGAAGTATTGAAAGCCGTGGCGCATGTAGTGCTCAATGCACAGCGCGTGGAATGGCTCCATCGTGGGCATACCCGTGCCGGTGGCGTTGCCGAACAGCACCCGGTCTTTCACGTGGCAGCAGAACACCCGGCCAGGCTTGAGCACACGCAGCAGCTGCGGGGTCAGGAAATCCATCTGCTCAAAGAATTTCGCCGTGTCCGGGTTATGCCCGAAGTCGTTATATGTTGGCGTGTACTCGTAATGGTTGCTGAAGGGGATGGAGGTAAGGATCATGTCCACGGATTCATCGGCCATCCGCGCGGTTTCCAGCACACAGTCGTTATGTACCGCCGTGAAGCGTTCGCCCCTGGTTTCCTCGCGCTCTACGCCCTTTGTGCGGCGAATGTCACCCGCTCGGGCCTCTGCGTTCAATCCGTGCTCCATGATGATCTCCCTCATTTTCTCTTCCATGTAGATGTGCTGTTTCCATTTTTTCATCAGCGCGTCATAGATGGCCTGTTCGCTTTCCGTGTATATGATGTCGATGATCACCCGTTCCAACTGCAAAAATCGGTAGATGCGGTGAATCGCCTGGATAAAGTCATGAAATTTGTGGTCTATCCCCAAGAAGATGGCCCGGTGGCAGTATCGCTGGAAGTTACATCCGCACCCGCTCAGGGTTTTCTTCGTGGCGAACAGACGGGAGCGCCCCTGCGAGAAGTCGATCACCCTGCGCTCCCGCTCGTCGTAGTCCATTGTGCCGTATATGTCCACCACGCCGGAGATTTTTCGCAGGAGTTCATGTCGTTCTGCCTCCAGGTCGTGCCACAGCAGGAAGTGTGTTTCAGGTTCTCCGGCCACGATCCCTGCCGCCTTGGCAACCCGCGCCGGGACGCTGCGGTTCTTTTCCTGCGCGGCGTCTTGCAGGCTCGCCGAGGGCTTGCGCTCGAACTGCACCTGGCCGTCCCGGTTCATGGGCAGTTCTTTGAAGTCGTTGGGTATGACGTGCCTGCGGATCTCCAGGGGTGGGAGGTCGTAGCCGGTATCGTCAAAGCCCAGGTCGGAGGGCTTTGTGATGAACAGCGCCCAGCTGCTCAACCATAGCCAAAATTCGCCTTCCTGCGCGGGTTTGATGGTGAGGTTGTTTGCTTTGGTACTGTCGCGCTGGAAGAAGCGTGTCAGGGCCTGGCCGGTGTCCATGATGCCCAGGTAGCCCGCGTAGTGTATCAGTTCCTTGTAGCGGTTCGGGGACGGCGTGGCGGTCGCCACAAGTTTATACCGCACGTTCTTGAACTTTGGCAGGAACGTCTGGTAGGTATCGCTGCCGAAACTGCGCAGCACGGAGGCTTCATCCAGGGAGCAGGCCGTGAAGGTGTCCGGGTCGATGTCGCCGTCCCGCACCCGCTCATAGTTTGTGAGGAGGATGTCGCCGGTCGCCGCTTCGACTTCGGCCTGTATGCGGACGTATTCAGGCGCGCGCTCCCATCTCAGCAGATTCACCGCGTCCTGCGTGAATTCCTGCTTGACACCCAAGGGGAGCACAATCAGCGCCTTTCCGCCGCAGTGTTTGAGGATAAGACGGCACCACTCCAGCTGCTGCGCGGTCTTGCCGAGGCCGAAGCTCTCGAACAAGGCCCGGCACCCGCCGCGCACGGCCCACTTCACAGCGGCCTTTTGGTGGGGCTTAAGCGCGGGGTTGATTTCCTCCAGGGAGATGTCAAAGCCGCTCTTGACCGCCAGCTCCACCTTGCCGTCCAGAAAAGCATCATACCTGTCGCCCGGCTCTACTTGCCGCGAGGATTCGATGGTCTTCATGAACGCCTTCCAGGTCAGCCCCGCCTCTTTGCCGAACTTCAAATATGCCTGATACCGCGCCGCGCTGCGGTCTTTTGCCTGCACCTCGAGTGCGCCGTATCCAGTGAGTGTAACGCGATATATTTTCACGGCAGATCCCCCCAGAATGGATTGCGATCTTTTCGCCACCCGAGAACATTCGGAGCAAGCTCTCTGCGTATGCCTCTGCGCGCCATTTCATTTTCCTGCTTTTGTGCGTATATCGTGGATTTCGATTTAAACAATTCAATGGCATTCGTAATATCATCCGGGCATTCTGCCCGAGCAGAGAGATAAGATGGGATGCCAGATGTGTTCGCAAAGCTGAATTCCTCAACCATGCCTTCACTCATAAAGTCCCCGAAAACCATCATGCCATCGCAGAGCAGCAGTTCTCTCAGGGCGGCGGTCATGCATTTGTTGCGTTCGACTTCGTTACTATCCTCGCAGAACTGAGGAAATAGTAAATGTGGGGCATAGGGGTCATGACCAGCGTCAAAGATTGTACGACAGCACTTGCGGGCGTATTCCACATTGGCTGCGATGCCCTCCGGGGTGTCTGCCCTATACGGACTGCACACGTAAATCCTCATAAAGCATCCTCCCTCGCAAACCACGCCTCCAGCGCCTGTTCAATGATCTCCTCTATATCTTCCAGGTTGAATGTCTCATGGAAGAACCGTCCCACGCGGTCATAGCTTATTCTGTACGCCTTAGGCCGCGTCCTCGGCTTCGTGCCGTCCTGCATCCCAACAACCGAAAGCCCTTTTTCAAGGCAAAGCTTTTTCCGCTCGTAAAATTCGCGCTGCTCATTCTCATCGCCATAGGAGTGCCGTATTCCATGCTCAAACTTGAGCTTCCCATCATCCACCAATTGCAGCAGTTCGGGGATTAAGTATGTCAGCCTAATCCACCGTTGCACCGTCCTATCGCTGACGCCATCCGCCCCTCCGACAGAAGCGGCACTTCCCGACACGCTGTCGCGAAGTTTCCGGCCCTGGTGGCTCATGGCCTCCAGCTTCATGCGATAGGCCCACGCCCGCTCCGAGGGCAAAATGCGCACCCTCTGGAGGTTGCTGTCCACCATTGCGATGGTGGCTTCATCATCGGACATTTCCCGCACAATGGCAGGGATAGTAGTCAGCCCAGCCAGTTCCGCCGCGCGCCTGCGCCGGTGGCCGCTGATAAGCTGATACTTGCCCGCAAGGCCCGCCAGTTCGCGCAAAAGGACGGGAACAATCACGCCGTCCGCCTTGATGCTCTCCACAAGGGCCTGCATCTCATCGTCATCCAGCACCTTGAAGGGATGTCCGGAAAAGCCTTCGATGTCTCCCAGCGGGATTTCCTGCACCATTTTGCTGAGGTCAGCGATTTGGTCATCCGGCTCGGAACCAAACAGGTCAGTGACGGGGGCAAGGTCGTATTCCTGTCGCTGCTTAGGCATTCCCCAACACCTCCCGCACGAACTGCCCATATGCCAGCGCTGCCTTGCTCTTGGGGCTATGGGCGTAAACGCTGACGCCCGCCATGCTGGCCTCACGTACCCGGACGCTCAGGGGGATTTGCGCCTCAAAGACGCGCACCTGCGCGCCGTAGCTTGCACGGATAGCCATGGCCGCATCGTAGGCGTGGTTGCTGCGCATATCAGCCATGGTGATTAGGATACCATCGATTTGCAAGGTGGGGTTGAGTTTGCGCCGCACCCGCTGGAAGCTCTCCAGCAGTTGGTTCATGCCAACCGTGCTGAGATACTCCGGCTGCACGGGAATGATGATGCTGTCGGCGGCGGTGAGCGCGTTGACGGTCAGCAGGCCCAGGGATGGAAGGCAGTCGATCAGGATGTAATCGTAGCTGTCCTTCACGCTCTCAATGTAACAGCGCAGCAGCTGCTCGCGGCATTCCATGTTAAACATCGCCGCCTCGAAGCCGGACAGGGTGATATTGGAGGGAACCAGGTCAACCCCCTCTTCATGATGAAGGATTCCGAACTCAGGCGGGTGCGCGGTTCCTCTGTCAATTCCGCGAAGCAGTTCCGAAAGCGTGTAGGTGTGATCCTCCAACGTCTTCCACCCCAGCGCGATGGTCATGCTGGCCTGCGGATCGGCATCCACCAGAAGCACACGCTTGCCCTGCCGGGCGAGGCCGATGCCCAGGTGGATGGTGGTTGTGGTTTTGGCACACCCGCCTTTTTGGTTCATGATCGCGATTATCTTTACCATGATGATGACCTCCAGTCAAATTTTATGCCGCATTCCGCTACCTTGTACTTGCCGCCCCCGCAAGCCTTGCTTCATGTTGTCCGGAAGATAGTCGATGTACCATTTCTGAAAAACCCCGATGATGTAGGCCGCTGGCCGCTCAGCCCCATCTCCCGCTGCTTCAATTGCTTCTGCAATGTCAGTTTTGAAATCCCAGTCATTTGGTCCCTCCAGTTCACTAGCGAAAGCAAATATCTGGTAGCAAGTGTTCACTGCACTGCTGTCAAAGGCGATGGGTTCACAACAGTTATCCCACCACGCCTCTGCATGCTCCCTGAATTCATCCGGGATTTTTGCAGTACCGTATCTCAGCGTTTTTCTGGGCTGTCGCGCGGGAACGTCAACGACAACGTCAACGAACGGAACGGTGTATACGTCTCGTCTTCGCCTGCGCTCTATAATGGAACTATCCGCAAAGTGGTTCGCATCTTGTCCGGGAAGTGGTTCGCAAAGTGGTTCGCAAAGTGGTTCGCGTGGCGAACGGGTAAGCAATCTAAACTCTGTTTTTTTGCCCTTCGCTGTCCTGTAGTCAATTCGGCCGCATGCTTTCAGCACCCTGAGATTCTCCCAAATAGCGGTTTTTCCCTGGCCTGAAAGAGCCTCCAGCTTTTTGCCCGATACAACAAACCATTCCTTCCAGCCGCTCCTGTTCGCTTTGTGTAGCAGCGCAAACCAAAGCGATATGGCGCCGGCCTTCAAATCGTTGTCTTCTACGGTGTCATAAAAGCTAAGTATCTCGCGGTACATGTCCATATCGTAATTCTGCCTTTCGGCCTTTATGTGGCTTCGCCGGAATCCTCATCGGATTCGGTCGGTTCGCGTACCAGTTCGCGCGCTTGCGTATCCTCTTTTTTGCAGTCTTCACACGATTCGCACGGGTCCAGGTTAGCTCCGCATTTAGGACATGTTCTGAAGGGCATTATTGCACCACCCTTCCAATACCCACAGGCCGCTCCCGCCGCATGCCCACCTCTCCCACGATTGGTATCAGGCTATCCTTCATGAACACCGGCACATCCGCGCCATCTGCCTGCCACACAATCGACCTCACGACATCAGGCTGAGGCCGGTTTTTCTTTGCTTTGGGTCCTGTCATTGCGCCGAGAATTACCCAGTCGACGTGTTTGAATTTCGAGGCGTCACTAAATAGCGCGTCAAATAGAAGCGGTTCCATTGATAGGAATGTGCTTGCGCCGGTTTGTGTTTTCAGCTTACGGAACACGTAGAAAGCGCCCGACAGTTCTTTCTGATCCGGTACGCTCGCGCCAAACCAGTAATTGTTTCCACTTGGAAGCAAGCGTTTTTGGGCCAATTCCAGATAACGCACCGGGTTTTTTGTGAGGAATAGATACGTGTGCCAGGGCGCGGCGGCGCAGGCTGCAAACACCAGTTTGATCCACTCATCCGGCACCCACTCCCCGAACAGGTCACACATGCTGCCCACAAATACGATGGCTGGTTTCTTGTGCTTTGCCGGGTCGCCCAGGCGGTAGCGGTGGAGCGTGGGGCAGAACCCAAACGGGTAGGGCGCGTTGATGAGTTTCCAATTCTTTGTTCTGTACTTGAGTGGCGCGTCCAGGGTGAAGCGCGGGCGCTCTTGCACCATGAGCACTCCACCGTCTTCGCTGCGCTCCGGGTCGTACAGATACTGCGCATCATCGTCTTGGATGATGCGGGTATCCCCGGCGCGCCAATACGCATTAAAAGTGCATTCGGCTGCCGCGCATTGGTAATGATGCCCCGAAAATCTTTTTGCCTGATTGCGGGCGTAGCAGTAGCTGCAATCGTGGTAGCAGCCCGTTGCGGGGTTCCAGGTGTGGGCGCACCACTCTATCGCTGTTGGTCGAAAGCTCATAGGGTCATCACCTCAATCCCTTGTAGATTTGTAGCCACTGCCTCCCTGCGGCTCCAGTTGCGGTAGAAAGCCTCCCAGCCGGTTGGCACTTGGCCCAGCTCATCCCGGTATATCATGGCGTATGGGAAGTACCCGGCCCGCCATGCGTCCTTCAGACGCTTTTCCGCCCGCTCGGGCGTGTCATCCGGGAAGTAGCCGGCCAGGACGTAGCACATCACCTCATGGCTTTCCGCTGTGAACCCGCCCGCCCGTAGGAGCTTCCCGGCCTCCACCAGTGCCTCGTACTTTCCGGGCATATCGTAGGCAAAGTACATCCCCTTGGGCCGCAGCTCTCGCAGATGCTCAACCACCCATGGCTTTTTTACCAGCTGCGCGGCCTCAAAGCCGCCCGTGAATTTGGGCCGTTCTGGCAGTGCTTGGAGCATGTCGAACACTGCGCGGATGTGCCGGTCGCTACATGCGAGAAGGTTGTCATCGAGGACGTTGTGCCCCGGATGGATCGGCAGTTCCCGCAGCGGGCCTTCGCGCTTGGGGACAAAGCAGAAGGGGCAGTTGTTTGGGCAACCCCGCGATGTGATGGTGTAGCCGTGCTTGATGTACATGCCGGGCACGAACTCCCCGCCTTTTTCATCGTAGGCCGGACCGCCCACCTTGACGGGGACGCCGATCATCTCCCATTGGCGCGCCAGATACTCCGCGTAGGGTATATCCCAGGTAAACGCCACGGACACATGCGCCTCTTTGATCTCCATGTCCCGCAGGAAAAGCTGCGGCGGTTCGCCAATGAAGGCCAGGTCGTCATCCGGCGTTGCCTCTGTGCGCCGGGGGAAGACGCGGGCTATTTGCTTATCCATCCGCGCCACCTCCTTATCGCCGCCGCTATGGCCGCAAGAATGGGATACACCTGCCAGGGCACCACAGCATTGCCTAAGCACTTAAGTCTGTCCACCCGGCTGGGAACCCCATGAGCCACTCTACCCATTCCGGGTTCAAGCGCCCACCAACAGCCGCGTTCAATTCCGTCTTCGGGAATATCTCTCGAAACCTCGCAGGCAACTCTTTCGGCGATTGCAGTTCCCTTGGAAGGATACCGTACATCGCCTCCACCGCCTGCTCCAGACCCATGTCCGACTTGTGCGCTCCGTTGGTGTTCGTCCCGATGATCGCATTGCGGGAATTCCTGTTCCCGCCAGCCTTCGGTGTCGGCCACATGCCCCGCATTACTGCACCGACAATCGAATTCCTGTTCCATTGAGACGCTGGAAGCGTTGCATTCTTTGCATCGTTGGCAGTTGGCGTTGGAAGTAAAGACTTCTTCCCGTTGGCGATATCTGTCCGCAGGCTCTTCCCCTGACCGCCGCTGTGGCTCCCCACGCTGTCCGCTGCGCTTGGCGTAGCCCACAATGAAAACTCGCTTTCGCTCATGCGGGGCGCCTGCGGCACAAGCTGGAAGTATAAACGCCCTTGATTCGTAACCTTCGGCTTCCAGGTCAGATAGCGCGCGGTCGAGGCCCATGCCGATGAATCCAGCAACATTTTCTCCAAGAACCCAAGCAGGCCGCAGTTCTTTGATAACTCTAAGCATTTCTGGCCAGAGCGCGCGGTCATCTGCCTCGCCAAGCCGCTTCCCGGCAACACTATAGGGCTGGCAGGGAAATCCGCCTGAAATAAGGTCAACTGTTCGTAGCCCTGTTCGTTCAAAGAAACTGTCTGCGGTAAGCTCATGTATGTCCCTCCATCGCGGTACGTCCGGCCAGTGTTTTTCGAGCACCTTTGTTGGGTAGTCTGACCATTCGCACTGCCCCACCGTGCGGAACCCCGCCCTTTCAGCCGCCAGGTCTATGCCGCCGATCCCAGTAAAGAGGCTTAGGTGCGTTAAGTCATTTTTCATATTTCACCTATTGGCATCCGCGACGTATTGTGCTATACTAGAGTGGCCACAGTACTTTTATGCGGCGAATCCGCTTCCCCTTTGCGCTTGGCTTGACGGCAGCGCGAGGGGGTTTTCATTTGGGCGGCGGTGATTGCGCTGATCCATTCATATAAACCGCCGCCCGCTCCGGAGCATCTACACGCCCATATATCGGACGGTCATGGCAGGCGCAACACTCAGGGGCGGCAATGCCGCGCGCCCGCTCGCGCCCTTGCGCCGGGCCAGCGCGCCACCCTATTGCAGGTGGCCGGATCAAGCCATGATCCACCTTGTGACATAGCATCGCGCAGAACGGAACGCATACACTGTATTTGCGCGACAGGCGTTTTCTGTACTTGCCGGAGAGAAGGTCGGCGAGGATATATTTTAGTTCCAGAGCTGTGTTTTCCATCGTCTCCAGGTCAAACCAAGAACAATACATCGCCAACCTCCCTCCGTCATCTTATGCGTTTGGTCGCGAAGGCGGGATTTGAACCCGCATCTCCTGAGCTGCGCCAATCAAGGCCGCATCTGGGCTCTGCGCGGTTAAGCTACTTCGCGGTGGGTGGGCGACGGGGTGCGAAGCGTCCGCCGCCCGGTTCGTGGGGTGAGAAGAGAAGTATGAAGAAAGCAATTTAAGGGGCGGATGCCATCGACGCCTGGGCGTGATTGTTCACCATGGCCAGTGTGTCCTCGCCGAATTCACAGTCATCTTCAGGCATAGGTCCCACAGCAGGAAACTCCAAGTCGGGATGCCCGCCTGTTGGCTCCACACAATCCACGCGGAAGGGGGCGTAGTCCGGGTTAATTGATGTCATGCGATCCGCCATCATCGAGGCATAATCCGCCGCGCGAACGACGTCTATAGCGCTGCAGCCAAGGTAAGCGATAATCTCCGCACCGTCCTCCGTCGCGCCTTTCAGGGTAATCAGATATTTCTGCATTTGTCATCGCTCCTTCATGGTTTTATTCCAACCCTTATAAGTTCACTGGCCACCAGCGCGGCAATGGCGGTTGCGTCCGTGTCTGAAATGCGCGGCGGCGCGTTGTCGCCCGCGAAGTGGCGCTGAAACGTGTCCCGCTCAATAAACCACTGCTTGCCGATTTTTTGCGCGCCCGGGATCAGACCGCCGCGGAGTTGCCTGCGCACGGACTCCTCATCCTCGTTCAACAGGATGGAGAGTTCTGCCGACGTGAACAGCACGGGAATCTTTCCCCAATTGATGTATGGCTTGCCTTTCACCTGTTTTGCCGCCGGCATCGGTTCACCCCCTTCCGGCTCTCTTTCGGGCTGCGTATTGGAACCCGACGTATTCGCAGATGATCCGCAGCTCGTCATCGCGCTTGACTGCGCTGATTCCAAACAGAATGTCGCCAACCGTCTTTGCTCTGATGGGATACCCCTTCGATGTAATGTAATTTGCAAGGTCCACTTGGGTTTTGTTCATCTCGCGCAGCCGCGCTAGAACGGCCGTGCCGAGCACTGAGTGTCGGTGACGCGCGTCCTCTTTCGTAAAAATACCATCCATATTTATCATCTCCCCTTGACATACGGGCATTTTTATTCTATACTATACTGTGATTTATCCTGTTATGGCGCGTTAATCTGCTAGTGTAAAACTGTTGCCGCCCACATGACGCACGCCGAGCGCGTCGCAGAGCTTCCGCATCTGCTCCACCGTGAGCTGCTCCGGGGTTTTTTCCAGGCGCTGATACATCACCCGGCCAATCCCCAACAGTTCCGCCACTTCAGCCTGCGTCAGATTCCTGTTGACGCGCGCGGCCTTGGCTGTGAACCCCATTCCATATTCCTCCTTACTAGATATGAGTACCTTAAATTGCTCCGTGGATTACCTGTTGGGCCGCACGGACAGGCCGGAAATAAATAGATAAGGGGCGAAAGCCGGGAGAGCATCAACGGAGCGACCAACCTTTTTTCCATTTACTTCCTCCCGTTCCCTCCGTCCGCGATCCGAGCATCGCGTTTGCCTGCCGTGCTTTTTGTTCCGTGGGTATAGGATATCACCTTATAGCTAACTTGTCAATAGAATAATTAGCTATAAGGTGATTTTTGGCTTGTTGCACAATTTTTTATTGCTTTCTTGTTCATTATCTCTAAAAAATAAAGAGGTGCCCTATGTATTGTCCAAACTGCCAACAGGATGTCGGAGGTTTCAAGTTCTGCCCTGAGTGCGGCGCGAAACTTGAGGCGCAATTCGCCATGCCGGTTAGTCCACCGCCCACACAAACACAAATACAGGTCGTGCCGCCGGCCATGCATTCGCCATCCAATTCATCCTGCGAGGTGGCGGAAAAGAAAGGCATAGCGAGAAAAAAGAACATAATTATTATTGCGGTCGCTGTTTTTGTTGGGCTGCTCATCTTGCTCCTCATGGCTCTTGATGAAAATAGCGGGAGCGATCCGAACACACAGTCCACCGCATCAACAACAGCGCAGACAACAACCATTCACTTTGCTCACGACGAATCGATGAGTGAAAAGGAACGCGAATCATTACATAAAAAACTTCTAGAGCCATGTTACAAGTTTGCCAAAAAGTATGCCAGTGACTTCCTTTATGGCACTGAATTAACGCCGGAATTTTATAATAGACTGAAAAAGGATTTGCTTGGTTTGTCTGCAAGCACGGACGATCTATTCAACCAATACAGTTCCTCTCAAATTTTCGTGGTTGGTGTGATGCAGAGCAATCCTGATCTAACTATTGCAAGGTGTTTCATAGTGGACTATATAAGACAATATTACAATGACTTCTCTTCTAGGCCAAGTAGTGCATGGGGCTCAATTAGAAGAGAGTTATTTGTGAAGCCACTATTCGCCATGCTAGACTATTACGGCTACGACATGAGTGCTTTTTATAATTATATGGATGAACTATATGTAGAATCTATGGCACGCTTTCAGAAAATTCTTTCATCCTATAACTAGCAGGGAATAGGACAAGGAGATTATAATGCAATCAAGGCAAATCGCAACTTCGGTAACCATCAATGAATTCGGTGGGTGGTCGCACGGAATACATGGTTTTCCAGAGCAGCAAAAAATTTTCGGAATGTGTCTTAGCATTCGACCCATAGCGATTAGGTGGGACATTCAATCATGCAGCGTTAGAGGCGATGCGGGGGAAATCTGTATTGTCACGCTTGGCACATGTACGTGTGCCCATTTCCAAAAAACAAAACTGCCGTGCAAGCACATCTATCGCCTGGCGCTAGAGTTGGGCTATATAACCGTAACCGCGAATGGCGTTCGTCTAAGCGTGGCCGACCTGAACAGCATGAACGCTACTGCCCGTGGAGAATATTCTGCGCCGGTTGCTACGCAGCGCGGGGGATACAGCACTACATCGCAGACAAAGGTAATTGGTCCAGGCATTACTATGACAAGAGAGACCGGGACATGGGATGATAACAACACGAGCAATCCCGCGCCACTGGAATTTGTTGAGTTCTTGCGAGAGGAAGGATTCTCCGGGTACATCTACAAAGATTACGATGCCTTAAAAAGCTCTGTCGCCCATATGGCTACGCCGCAGATGAGGGTCACGCTTTTCATCTATGCGATTCACATGAGACTTCGAAATAGCGAGCTAGGAAATCTAAACAAATCAAAGCATGCAGACATATATAGGGGCTTCTATGACCGCGTAAAAGACAATGCTCAGTTCGCCCCTCACGGCATGGGTGAGTTCGGGTATAATGACGAGCAGATGATTTTTAGTCCGGATAAGCGCAGGATTCAATGCAAGGCCGCCATTGAATATTTACGGGAAAATGAGGTGATCTAGTGTTCTGGGAGAGATACTGCCTCCTCTGCAAGGAAAAAGGATTGAGCCGCACAGCCGCTGGAACTGAAATCGGCGTTTCGGGAAATGCAGTGAATAAATGGAAAACAGGATCAAGACCAAAGGATGAAACCCTTGAAAAAGTCGCCGCCTATTTCGGCGTCACTGTCCCATACCTCCTTGGCTACACCGACTCCCGCACCCCCGCGGCGGACAAAAAAAACACCCCCGCCGAAGCGGGGGCGGGCGAAGGCCTGACAGCACAACAATTATATGTACAAGGCCTCATGAGCGCTCTGCCGGAGGCGGTGCAGGAGGAGATAGCCCGGTTTGCTGAGTATACAGCGTCGCGGTACACTGAATGATCGCTGCAATGCCTTCGGTGGGCATGCGTTCCATCGCGGCCAGTGTCCTCTCCACGGGATTTCCCTTTACTTTATCCACGCTCTTTCCCCTCCCATAGATTTCCTTAAGCAATTATAGAACTTATGTTCTATAAAATCAATGGCAATTTTTTGGGAATTCCATTTTGAAGATTCATACAGTATGAACCTTCACGGACATTATAGCCTTATGGTTTTGCGCTGTCAAGTGATAAAGCGACACAATTTCATGATGAATAGGTGGTGGTGTGGTGCCAACAGAAAACAGGAGAGTGACCTTCTTGCTTGAAGACGACATGTTGAAGCGGCTGGAGGGGTTCCGTTTCCAGTACAGGCTTGCAAACATGTCGCAGGCGGTGCTGTTGCTGATACAGTTGGGCCTTGTAAAATTGGAGGAGGAGAAAGAAGCTGGAAATGAACTCATTTACCGTGCCTCCCGGACGCGCGGCGGGTTCCGTGCGCCCAGGTATGAATTTCTAAATAAAGAGCAGCTTGACGCCATTCGCCTGGGCGGGGAGGATAAAAACCTTCCGTAGCCTAACGGCATAATTGGACGTGCCGCTGCCATGCTATTCAAGGGTGATAGTATGGTTTACGGAAAATACAAGGACGCAAGAAACGCCTCCTGGCGGTGCCTTTTGGACTATGGGATCTCGGCGCTTCCTGTGAATTTGTCCGCGATCGCAGTGCCTGCGGGAATCCGCGTGCACAAAAATAGCTCGTGCGGGATACTAGCCGAAGACGAGATCGGGTCCAGTTTTCTCACTGGTGGCGATTGGCATGTATACTATGACGACATGTGCAACGTTGGCCGACAGCGCTTCACCATCGCGCACGAGTTTGGGCACATTTTGATGGGCCACACGCTCATAGAGTGCAAGCACGGGCGCACGTTCGATACGGACAAGCCGGAAGGGGAAATATCCGCAGATGTCTTTGCGTCCCGTCTGCTGGCCCCCGCGTGCGTGCTGTGGGGGCTTGGATTGCACCGCGCGGAAGATATCCAGCGTGCATGCAATATCTCGCTGGAGGCTGCCCAGTACCGCGCGCGGCGCATGGAGGAGTTGTATCGAAGAGAAAGATTTCTTACCCACCCGCTGGAACGGAAGGTATACGAGCAGTTTTTCCCATTTATAGAGAAGAACAAGCAATAGCCTGTGATAGAGGGGGCGCAATCATGACAAAACGAAAGCCCCGCGCGGACGGGCTGTACCGCGTCGGGATCTATTTGGGCAAGGTTGATGGAAAACCAAAGTATAAGTATGTCTACGGCGCGACACAGAAGGCGGCCGAGGAGAAGGCTGACGATGTGCGCGCCCGCATGAAAAAGGGCTTGGACGTCGCCGCCGATAAGGAGTGCTTTGGCGTATGGGCGGACCGTTGGCTTCGGATAAAAAGGGCAGACGTAGGCCCATCTCAGCATAGAAGCCTCAAGGCCCACATAAAGCGGCTCAGCCCCCTATCGCCCATCCCGATATCGAAGGTGACCGCCTATGACATCCAGGCCATCATAACGGACTTGGCTATATGCAATCCGTCCACAGGAAAACCGTCCGCAAAAAAGACATTAAACGACATCAGGGGGACCGCCAGGCAAATCTTGCAACTGGCTTTGGATAACCGCGTCATAGAGTATAATCCAGCGCAGGCTGTGAAAATCCCGAAGTCTTCCCCCAAATCCTCTCGCCGCGCCCTTACTAAAGAGGAGCAGGGGTGGATCGCGAGCACGCCGCATCGCATGCAGGCGGCGGCCATGATCATGATGTACGCGGGGCTGAGGCGCGGGGAACTGATCCCCCTCCTGTGGTCAGACATAAATCTTGAGGAGAGGACGATTTCAATCACTAAAAGCGTTGACCTCACAGGAGGTAAGGCGGAAATCAAATTTTGCGCAAAATCGGAGGCAAGCCTTCGTACGGTCGATATCCCTCGAAGGCTTGCCGATTATTTGGGTGGATTGGAGCGGAGCAGCGGCCTTGTCTGCCCCGGCCCTTCTGGGAAACTCTTCACCGCAACCTCCTGGAATGCGGCGTGGGAGGCCTACATGTTTGACCTGGAGCTCCTGTACGGGGACAGCGAAAAAACAAAAAAGGATGAGTATGGGGACATGAACATAAAAAGGGAACGCAAGAACGACATACGCTTCAAGGGGTTCTCGATCGAGCCCATTACGGCGCACATGCTGCGGCATACCTTTTGCACGCTCCTTTATTTCGCGGGGGTGGATGTTCTCACGGCGCAGCAGCAGATGGGGCACGCAGACGCCAAAACGACACTGAATATCTATACGCATCTCGACGCGAAACACAAGCGCAAACAGATGGATAAACTAGATGATTATCTCAATGAGGGCAATCATATGGGCAGAGATTCATCTCAATCTCTTTAG